ATTGCAAGCTGATCGCCATTTACTGGAGAGGGATACTGGGTTAAGGCAGCAAAATCTATCTCCTGCCCTGGAGGCCCTGCAACGCCTTGAGGCCCTTGAGGCCCTGCGGTTGTTGCTGTTACAACTGAAGTAGACCCGTTGACATTTACGGAAGTCATTCTGTATAGCCTTGAGAAACGGTAATTTGGCCCTCTAGGTAGTAATCCTTAAGACCGCCAGCGCTTGTAACCAAAACATCATAATAAACAACGTCAGGCAGTAAAGCTGTTTGAGCGTCAGTTATTGAAATGGTAACTTCACCGTTTGCCCTGTTTGGATAAACAACAGCAAAATCAGCATATTTTGTGCTTCTTTGTTTGTTCCAGGCTTGAGCTGACACTGTTGAACCAGTCAAATCAACCGCTACGTCATTGCCGCCTTTGAACTGTAAAGCAAGCGAGTAATCTGCTCGCCGTTGAAGCGTGAAATTATACGTACCAGGAGAAACAGACATACCTTTCGCCCATTGAGCCCATACTACCTGCAATCAGTTTAAGAGGTAACCTTATGAGCTAGCCATCAAGCCATGAGCAGACGCAAATGCTAGTAGAGCTTCAACCTTTGCTTCAAGCGTCACGCAATACTGAAGCAGTTCTGCGTTGGTTGGAGCGGTAGCATCTGCAATCGTGTTGGTATCACTAGCTGTTGGCAATGATCCAGACGTGGCAGTCGTTGTGATGTCAGCCACATGAGTTGACTGAACAGCAGCCGTCGCGCCAAAGAATCCAAGCGTGTTGGAATTAATTTCAAGCTGAGTCGTCAACGTACCAGCAACACGAACTTTTAGCTTTAACGCTGAGTCTTCTGTCGTGTCACTTGCGTCAACGATGCTGCCCTCAATGGCTGCATAATCCACCTCAGCAGGGGTGGCGTTATCGTTTTTGCCCCTGTAATACAGCGTGCTCAAGATGTCGCCGTCTTGCCCTGCCCCAGACGCTCCACGGCGATGGAACATCGTAATGTCGCCACCAGATGCCGCATCATCTGCATTGCATTCAGAGCGGAAAGCTGTACCCGTCAGGCTTGTTGTTAGGTGGAGCGGATACCCAGGAGTTAGCTCCCCAACGCCTACATATTGGTTGTAAAGACGCAATCGTGATGCAGTCGTACCAGACGCAGACGACATCAGATCGAGATAACCATCCTCACTTCCATCAGTTACGGTTTGAATCCCAGCAATAATTTGTGCGTAGGTGTGGGCGTTCCCTCCATCGTCTTCGCCACGAAACTCAATATTTCCTAAGTTGTCGCTAGCAGCGGGAGTTGCTGAATTGCGATACAGAACCAAGTCAGGAGCAGTATCAACACCAGCATCCGTGTTTTCAATGATGACCTGATCAGTCGTATCTGCACTGAAAAGATGGAGTTGTGCAGCTTCCGTACCAGTGCCAAGCTTCAATCCGCTTGTTGTAAATGCACCTTGATAAGTGCTGTTAGCAGCAAAACCCAGCTCGTTTGGAGCAGAACGGTAAAGACCCGTAACGCTTGAATCGTCAATAAATGACAGGGCAGGACTTCCAGCCGATCCAGCAGGCAATAGTCGATGGATGTTGGCGAACGTAATCGACTTGTTCTTGTCAGCCGCTGCTGCTTCAGAGCTGTCAACGATTGCAAATAGATCGCCAGAGGCTGGAGTTGTCAGCCCTGTCAGATCCGTGATTTTCTTGTCAGCCATCAGTCGATTTCATCGGCGGGTAGTGGTTCGTTGCCTTCGGCTAGCCAAGCTTGATAATCAAGAAAAGCCTGTGTAGTGGTAATAGCAAGGTTGATAAACGTAAAAGACCCGTCACCGTTGTCTCTTTGAACCATTGCTTCATCAGTTGAGAGTTTGTAAGTCATAATCAAAGCTCCGCATCAGCACCAAAAGTATAAGTGCAGTGGGCTGTACCATCATTGTTGATAACAAAATATGAGCCAAACCCGCCTGTGTTAATCCCCAGAGGAGAGAGCCCAAAAGCGTTAAAATAACTAATGCTAGTCGTGTCAATAGTTCCAGGCGCTGCTCTCATTGAGGTATGAAATGAAACCCAACCGCCTGCTCCTCTTTGGTTAGTACTATATCCTGCTTGATAATTAGTAATTTCCCAGCCTTGATAATATCTTTCACACTTGGAAAACTCATCACCGTAGCTTCTATGTTCAAATGCGGTGGCCTTGGAACCGACCTCTAATTGGACGCCAGTGATTGCAAAGTAATCACTTACTCCACCACCAACACCAAGGTTAGAAGCGTTTGAACTTGTAGCACTGTATGTCTGCCATGAGTTATTATGGCTGCCGCCTGTAGCATTAGACCCACTATTCATGTAAAAATAGATTTGAAGACCACCGTCGTTGTCATAATTAAAAGAGCCAGCCGGGTCGGCAGGTAAAGCAATAGTTTTGTATTCCCATGTATCGGCGGTGTTAATCGTATATTGAGTAGACAGTTGTCTGCTTGAATTTTGATACTGCAGAATGTCAATACTAGCGTTTCCTGTTTTATTAGATTTTACCCAAAAGGAAAAAACCGCTGGCTTGGCCTGTGGTGTTCCATACTGCAAACGCTTTAGATCTTGCGATTCAACTGTGTACAAAACAAAGAGCTTATCAGCAGCCGCAGGACTTCCATCAGCTGTAGTACAAAGAGCCTTAAAATAAGTCCGAAACCTTTCCGTAGCACCTGTTTCCCAAGTGTCAGAAAGACCTGAGGTTTCCTGCGAGACAGTCCAAGTGCCCAAGCTAACTGGATAAAACTTGAATCGGTCGCAAGCTGAATACTTGTTTGCTGTAATCCCTGCCTCTGATGTGGTTCTTTGAGAGACTGACATTCCGCCATTAATTATTAAATTGCGGTTACTTAACGCCCCAGCAGTTGGCATCTGTAGGTCGTCAACCGTGACGTGACCCGATCCATCAATAACAATTCCTCCATCAGCAGTGGAGGTGTTTTTGATCGAATTGACCTTGATCGTGCTCATGATGCGCCTCCTGGCTTAGTAGGCCAAACAGGGTTGGCTGGGTCAGTTGTGTTTGCAGGTAAATCCCGCAAAGCTTGGCGGTAAGTTTTCAAGGCAGTTGGAACGTTGGTTCCTAATTCCTTATGTTTCACGATCTCCCAGTCGGTTTCAGCAATTAGACGGTTGCGTTGTTGGCGTAATTCGTTCCAAGGCTGTTCCGCTTGAAGGCGGGTGATTTCAGCTTGTATTGCAGCTCCTGTTGGCTGGTCTATATCTGGTGAGTGCCAGACAAGATTGGTAATATCCTTCCCTACTACACCAAACGCAGCGCCAGGTGCAAGGTTTTTGATTGCATCAGATTCGATAGACATCAGCCTAACTCCACAAGCAAAATGGTTGAAGTGGCAAGATCTTGGCCTGCCCCATCGTATTGAAAATCAATTGTACTATTAGCGTCATAGTTTCTTCCTTGAGTTTTATAAGTCAACTGGGATGTACCACTTGGCCTTGCATCATCATTATAAATAAGAGTTTTGTGATCGAAAAAGAACGCCGATGTTGCGCCGGTTGCCTGAAAAAAAACGTCGTACGGTCCAGTGGAACCTCCTACTGGCGTATAAATAGTAGTCGCATCTCTTAAAATTTTAATACCCATGCCAGCGGTCGGGCCAGCTGCTCGATTTAAATTATATTGTTGATTGATGATTACCAATATATTGCTGTCTGCTTTGATCGGTGTGATATTGGCTGTCAGGTTGGTGTCTGTATAAACTTGACCTGTAACCTGGCTTTCGACTTGAGTCTCTGCGTAAATGATTTGCAAAATAGGTGTATTGCCAAACTCTAAAACACCTGCTGTGGTGCTATTACGAAGAGTTTGAAGGGAGGTTCCGATACCACTTGGAAGCGTTAGCGTAATATCACCAGCACCTACAGTAGCAGGCACATCTAGCGAAACCGATCCTGAACTGCTGCTGTTCAGCTTTAACGTCATGATGCACCTCCTTCAAGTGCGGTTTTGATGTCTGCTGTAGTAGCAGCATTTTCGATGCTTACCTGCATTGTGGCATATTTGGCGCGAATGGTTACCCGTGACGCTTCTGCGGCATCAGTATCCGCTCCAGGGATCTGTTTGGCGATCAGATCATCATAAGGTTTGAACTCTTCAGAACGGGCTGCACGACGTAACTCGTGGCCAACATCTTTGGACTTAGCAAGATCTTCGACAACCGTTGCTCCGGTCTTTACCCAGGCATTACGAAAGGTACGATCTGCTGGGATCACGTCATCTTCGACG